CCGTTTGAACGATTGCACACGGTAGGCAATGAGCCTTACTTATACCGGATAACGTCATCACTCGTTATCTTTAATCGGCGTGTATGTCCTTTATCCGTTTGTTGTGTACATGGTATGCAATTAAGACTAATAGCCTAACAAGATATACTTGCTTCAATCGGTCCTTGCTCAAGAGTTACCCGGTGTACAATATAACGTAGCGTGTCTTTATTCATTAGTGTCATCTCACACCGTCAAAAGACTAAGCGTCATATCGTGGGCATTGCTCACAAGTGCAATCTTCTCACAACTTTAAAACGGTATAGCTTAATTGTCATGTTTACAATGCTTAATCCTATCGGGTATATCCCGCTCACATGGTACGTTGACCAACAGCTTTTACTTTTACTCATATTGGTTTTACTATGAGCTACTCATATCTTATAGGCTTAATCCGCATTGCTTACACTTATATATCGGCTTTCCAACTATATAAGGTAGTGACTATTCACACAATCCCGCTTGCGGTGGCTTATATCCACCATACGGCTTATTGTGTTTTCATCATGCTATATATATCAATGAACATCTATCTAATTCATAGTATAAACCCTAACTTATTTCATTGCAAGTTAAAATTTAAAAAAACCGAAAATAAAACGGCATAAACCATGCCAAGTTTTAAAATAAATAATACATAAGTCGTTGTAATATCTCAAAAGGGTTAGAACGTTCTAAAACCCTTCAATACGCATATAAAGGGGTATAGATTGAACGTTAACACAATCAAGCTACATGATGATTATAAAGGTACATTCTAAGCAATCTATACCTATTTACGCAAGAGTAACAAACATACCATATGTAGTAGTATCAATAGCGGTATATGAGCAATATAACACAAGATATAGTGGTACAATATATGGTATACAAACTTCAATAAAACACAATTCTATACACAATAGATAGTGCTACTATAGATTGTGGTATCAAGTAAGGTATACCACAATCGGGGTGTATGCATAACCCGTGCCAATTGACAATGTGTCATTGACGCTATGTCATGGACAAGGTGTATTTTACATAGTGTAATTGACAATGCGTCATTGACGAAACGTATTGGACAATATGTCCAACGTGTGACATTGTAACCGGTTACATTTCTATACTTGTCCGTTGTACGTATTCACAATGTGTTGATACACAACGAGTTATAATCGCGCATGATGGGGCGGGTGTGTTTTGGCATGTGAAAAATTTCACAAGCAGAACATACGACTATACCAATCACCGATTTTATTTGAAACCACAACATGTAAAAACGCCAATAATCGCCTATTTTAATAAAAACAACCATCGTTATTATCACCCTATGTATTATCACTATAATAGATTTACAGTGTTATCATCATCATCATCTACTATAATAATCTATTTAAATATCAACTAATCTTACCTTGCATGAATTTTTAATTAAATCTTATGCACTTATATATATATCTATAGGTGGGGGTAGGTTTAATTTGGCTTATTTCTATTATATTCTTATATTTATGCTTATCTTAAAATTTTTTCAGTTTTATATGGTTAATTCTATTTATTAATAGTTGACATTTTTAAGCTATGTAGTATTATAGTTCTATCATGATAAAACTTATCATTCCTCCTCAACCTTATGTTTATTTAAGTATATCTAGCTTCATTGGTATTTCTCCTGATGCTGAACATTGTTATGGAGAATTAACATGGTATTCTTTAAATGATTGTAGAAAGAAATACCGTATAACACATAAGCTAACTAGAACAATGGCTTTAATGTTAAATAAGAAAGATTCGTATTTTGGATTTAAACATCTAGTGGGAGAAGTTACGGATAGGTATGAAACTGAGAAAGAATTGATTGATGATGCTGTTAAATATTTTAAAAGGTATATAAAAGAATCTCAAGTTTTGATTAATGGCGATATTGGTATTGCTAATGTTCGAGAAGTATTAGTTGGTCCAGAACCTTGGAAAAGTAGAATAAATGCTTTATATAAAAGATGGGTAGAGTGTGATGGTTATGATAATAAAATAGAAGCTAATATAATAGATAAGGAATATATTAAAATAAGTGGTAGATGGGTAGATTAATTGATTAATTATTAATGCTTGACTTAATTTATTGCTTGTAGTATAGTGGTATTACTATGATGATGATTAAGCCTTATATATGTTCTTACTGTGGGGAAGAAAAGGATTATGATGATGAAATGAGATGTTATATCTGTTATAACTGTGATATAGAAGCATGAAAGACTTAAAATGTGATATTATATATTGTGATGTATGCGGTAAGCAAATATTGACCAATTCGCAATCTGAGTGGACTATTGGAATTCCTTATGTAGGTGGGAGGATATTTTTGCTAGATATTAATACTCATGCGTGTTATCATTGTTATAGAGACCCTTTATTAAAGTTTCAATATGATTTGGATGAAAGTGATGATTAATATAGGTATTATAGGTTCTAGGACTAGAGATACTTTAGATGATTTTAATTTAGTGTTAAGCAAAGTTATTTCTCTTACTATTCATGGTAATATTGATACGAGAAAAAACTTCTACACCATCATTTCTGGTGGATGTCCCAAAGGAGCGGATTCTTTTGCTAGAGATATAGCAAAGATTATTAATATACCTATAATAGAACATCTACCGGAGTGGGATAGATTTGGCATTAAAGCTGGATTGATTAGGAATACTTATATTGCTAGAGATTCTAATATTCTTATTGCTTGTGTTAGTAAAGATAGAAAAGGTGGGACGGAAGATACTATTAGGAAGTATTTGAAGTTAGGTAAAGATGAATTGTATTTAGTTTAAATTTAAAGGATGTAAATATGACAGTATATCAAGTAGGTATTTCAGATGTTGAATCAACATCAATAGTTTGTATTTGTTCTACTTTAGAGATTGCTGAAAGGGAATTGTTTAAAGCTAGGGATGAATTGGTTTCACATTGGAAGAAAATGGCTGAATTTGAATTGAAAAGCACTAAAAAATATTGTGAGGAACGTAATGTTGATATTAAAGAATTAGAACAGACTTTAAATATGTATCCTAGAATGATTGAAAATCTTAAATCAAATGATTATAAGAATTGGAATAATTTTCCTCATGATATAGTTTGGATTAATGAAATGGAAATAATGGATAAATAGTATAAGCATTCAATACTTGACCCCGTAGGGTTAGTTTTGGCATTTTTATTAAGGGATAACTATGGGTAAACTATGTAGAGCTGAAAGAAAGAGAATGTTTAAAAGTAAGATTGATGCTATGCTTGCAATTGCTAAAGCCCAATCTCCTTTAAGCAATAATAAGAGAAATGAATGTAGATGTTATTTTTGCCAGTACTGTAAATCCTACCATTTGACTTCAAAAAGATGAAAATAGTTTTATATTTTACAAGTATTTAACTATAATCATTGCCTTTTTTTCCACTTTAATGCTTATATATAATGTGAATAGTCATGTATTTAAGCACTATGTTTCTTTCTAGTTATTACTCATAGTGGGAAGATTATAATAACTTTAATGTACTCCTGAGATGTTAGATAAAGGAAGAAGAAACGAGAAGCTCCCTCAATATACTACCCCCAATATTGAGATTTTTCCTCTAGCATTATCTGGAACTAATTTGATTTTATTGGTTTTGTTATAATACTAGCATTGTTTTAACATTGAACTAGTTATTAGAGATACTTCAAGAAAGCTGCTATATTGTTTTTGCTCAAACTAGGAAGCGGGAATACTTTACAATCTTATGAAAACGGTGTGCTTGATTGTGAAGCAATAACTGTGGACATCACGTCTTGGTATTACTTAATGTTTTAGTTCTATGAATCTTTTTATTTGTATAATGCTAAATGTAGATAATAGGCTCACATTATACTTCTATTAAGATTAGTATGTTATTAGTAATATATTAAGACCTTCAAGGTAGGCTCTTATAGAAGCACACCTTATTGGAGGGGGTCTCGAAAGGGTAATAGGATTATGATAGATAGACAACAAGAATTTAACATATTGAGTGATAAAGAAGAATATTTGATTGATAATATTAATGACTTGGAAGGATTGAAGGAAAGTATGTGTAAGGAAAATAAAGGTAGTTTTGACGCTAATATATGTGATACCTGTAATAAGACTAGAAAAGGTAGATATATTCACCATAATGATGGGTTTTTGTGTTTTGAGTGTTTAGAGAAGTTAGCAGAAGAGAAACGTTTAAGACGTTTGCTAAATGAAGAGCGTGAATATTTGGAAGATGCTTATACTAGGTTCGAGTAGATAGATAGAAAGGTTTGATATAGAATATGACTGCTGAAGATTATTACAAGAAAGCTAAAGCTAATAAATCTAATAAAGGCAAAACCGATAAAGAGATTAGAGAAATATCGGATGCTAAATATAAATATGATGATTTGGTTGAATCGCTCGAATTAGATACTTTGTTTAGTAATATTGAAGAAATAGAGAAAGCTAAACAATTGGTTTCTAAGTATTTAAATAATTATGCTTTTGATAATATTAGTGATAGGCAGACATTAAGGCAAGTTATCTATCTTGAAGTATTTAATGACCGGCTTCAAGATTGTTTAAATAAATTACATGAGCAAAATAAGATTGCTCCGATTACTGGTATAGATGGGATTCATAAGAATATTGATAAGATTCTTGAATTGAAAGAAACGTTAGGTTTGATTAAAGATAGTAAAGACGATAAGGCTAAAGGATTTGATTTTTGGTCTTTGTTGATGAAGAAAGCTAAGAACTGGTTAGAATCAAATCAAGGAACACGTACACTGGCATGCGGTCATTGCGGAAAGATGTTGATGTTGAAAATAAGGACTGATAAGTGGGATTGTATTAAACATCCATTTTTTCAAGATAGATTGTTAGCAAATGAGCATTTGATTAGATTGTATTTAGAAAAGAAAATAACTGACGATGATATTGCTAAGATATTAAATTGTTCACCTCAATATGTAGATTGGTTAGTAAGAAAATTATGGGTAACAAACCCTTACTATAGAAAAGTCATTCAAGATTTAGGTGTTACATTAGAAGATGCTTCGGATGTTGATGAGACTACGGCAAAGGAAGCATCTAACAATGATAGAAAAGATTAAAGATGATGAATTAGATTTGTATGAATGCTTATTGAATCCAGTTTCGTTCATTGAAATACTTATATCTGACATCGACAATATGCAAGCCTTTGATGAGAGGGTTAGCAAAGTTCGTTTGGGACAATTTTCAATGTTAAGTTCGGAATATTTGATTGATGAGAATAATCCTTCCTTAACACCAAAAGAAAATTTTCAATTACTAGACGGTGCCGGAACTATATATAATTATGGTTCCAGAAAGTACGGAAAATCTGCCCTAAGTTTAATATGTGATATGCTTCAATCTTCAGTGCTTCTCGAAGGTTGGTTAACGGTATATAGTTCTTTCGATGCTTTGCATGTGAGGGCTATTTTAGATAAATTAATACCTGTTTTAGAGAATCATTCATTCTTTAAAATATTTAAACCTCATGTAAAACGTTCTCCAACGTATCATATAGATTTAGCGAATGGATTTGTTTTAGAATCGGTCAATGAGAATATAGTAGGTAAAAATCCTGGGCATCAGTGGTTTGGTTATCACGTTAAGAAAAGATGGCAGGATGAATCCAGTAAAGAGACCAATCAAGTAGAAGAGAAAAGAATTGATGCAGTTCATGACCACGGTTGTATAGTACGTTCTTCGGGAATGACTGACTTTACAAAATATTCTCCGGCTGGAAAAATATTTTATGATACTACGAAGAAAAATTGGCTATGTAATTTTCCTCAATATATATCTCCTGAGTGGGGAGAAAAAGAAAAAGCCAACGCAGTAAAGAAGTACGCAGGAGAAAAGTCGACAGGCTACAAAGTTTTCGTTTTAGGTGAAGTAATAGAAGATGGAATTGCCATTTTCGATATGCAACGTGTTAGAGCATGCTATGACGATACAAGAATATTAAAGAACATTGAAATAGATAAAAATACTTTCGTTTTGTATGAAAGTTTACTAGTAGTAGAGAGACCTTCAAATTGTGAAGTTTTGTTCATAGCTGCTGATATTGGTGAGACTGCTGCTACGGAAATTGGTGTTTTTGGTCTAGTCAATGGTAAATATAAGTATTTATATAATATAACATTGCACGGTCTAACAGACAAAGAGCAATTTAAAATATTTAAGTTATTAGGTGAAAAGCTAAAAGCTAATTTTATAGCAATTGATTGTGGTGATGGACAAGGTCGAGCAATATATCGTTCTTTGGAAGAAGTCTTTGATAAGAGCAACTTGTTTTGGTATGCGGGTGCCGAAAAGATTCAAGTTGGATTTGATACTGATGAATATGGCAATACGTTGATGAAGGATGGAAAGCCGCAATTTAAAGAAGAGTTCATGTCCGAGTATTCTATTCAAAGATTGAAAGACTTGTTTTATTCTTTGAAATTTGATATGCCTCTTGATGATAAGATTGACCAGCAGTTAAATAATACTATCAGTATGCGTAGTGGAAATAGAACGGTTTATGCTTGTGTAAATAAAAATAACGAAGACCACGCCTTATCTATGTTAAGAGTTTTTGCTATGTGTGAATGGGCAAATGCTTTTAATCTTCTTAAACCTATTAATAAAAAGAAATTTTCTAAGTCCGGCGTTTAATTAAATAAAATATTATGCAAATTCCAGCAATGACACAATCTTTATCTTGGCTAAACGGTATGCTATCTATGTTTACGCAAGATGAGATTATTGTTCCTACCAAATATAGAGAAAAAGTTCTAGAAACAAAAGCCTTATTGGATAATGGTGATTGTAGTGGCTTAGTCAATTCTATTTTAGATTTTGGCATGAAGGAAGCTTCAAATTGTGATTTAGTTATTGAGACAGATAATGGAAGTTTAAATGATATTTTAAATTCGTGGTTAAAAAATATAAATGAATCTCTACGTGGTGAAATTCCCGTTGGCTATAAAGCTTTAGCAAAAGAATACAATAGAGAACGATATAAAGGCTCTTCATTATTATTGTTAAGAACGCTATGGGAAGAAAAAGATGGTTGGAATCTTCCTACTAAGATGTGGTTTGTTAATGGCGAAGATATTATAAATGCGGATGAGTTGAATAAAAATTTAGATGCCAGTGAGAATATAAAGACTTTAAATATAAAAAATTATGCTATTCGTTTAAATAAACGGAAAGCTTTAAAATTAAATAATGTTGGTAGTGAAAAGTTATTTGTTCAGAGACCTTATGGGTCATGGGGAGATTTTTATACTACTCCATTTATTATTCAAAGAGGAATATTTAAGAATTTAAAGTTTTTAGCTCTATTAATACAAAAAGGTGAATTTGTTGTTGCTAAAGCCATTGAGCTATTAACTGTTATTAAAAAAGGTACAGAAGATTTAGCACTAAAAGGTTCTCCCGATTTTATTTATAGTGAAGAAGATTTAAAGAAAGTTAAGAATGATTTAAAAGCATTTATTCAAGAAAAAAATTCTTCTAAGGGAGTTTCTACATATGCTACTAATTTTGATACGGAAATAGAAACATTAATTCCCGATTATGAAAAAGCTTTAAAAGATACATTGTATTCTCCAATAGAAAAAAGAATTTTATGTGGTCTAGGGATGGTTGAGATTATTGATGGTGCTACTACTTCGAGAAAAGATGCCGTATTAAATCCTAAACCATTTGCTTCAGAATTTCAAGGTTCCGCTACGGATTTTGCTACATTGATAAGGGATATTTCCAATACTATTCTAGAAAAAAATAAAGATGCACATAGAAATTTTTCCAAAGTTTCTATTCGTGTAAATGCTTCACCTATAAAAGCGTTTCTTTCTAATGATGCTAAAGTTCTATTAAGAAGTGCTTACGATAAAGGTTGCTTATCTAAACAAACATTCGTTGAGGTTGTTGGTGAAAGTAATTTTGAGGTTGAAGTTGAAAGACGTAAGAGAGAAAAAGACGATAAGATTGACGATATAATGTACCCACCTGTTATTCAAAACATGGAAGCTACTTTAGAAAATCTTCCACCAAATAATAAAAATCCTGAAGAAGTTATAACTGAAGACAAAAAAGGTACCGAAGCATTGAATTATAAAGGTCTATAATTACAAATGGAGAAATAAGTATAATGAGAGAATATGATTTAAATGGTTTTTTAAAAGAGATGTCTTTTGGTAGTGAATTTAGAATCCTTGAAGGCGCAAAAGATAAAGAAGAATTGGATAAGATTGCTGCTAAGAGAGGTATTGTTCTTCCCGCTACGGATTTGGCTATATTTAAATGTACATATGCCTTTGTAGATAAAACAAATAAAAATGGTTGTTCTTTACCTAAAGATGAGATTATTGCATCGTTGCCGACACTAGTAGGCAAGGCAGTAGATTTTGAACATCTTCGTGGTGTTGTAATAGGATATTGGATTGATGCTGAATTAATTGAAGATACTATATACGCTTATGGAATATTTTTAAAAGGTAATTTTCCAAAAGACTATGAGAAAACAAAAGAAGCTTTTGATAAAGGTGAATTAGCTGTTTCATTTGAAGCATATGGAAAAAGAGTATTTAAAGAAGATGGCACTTATGATTTGACTTCTATTGAATTTGCGGGTGGCGCATTATTAATAAAGAATCCTCCCGCCTTTACTGGCGCAGGAGTCAGTGAAATGGGGTCGCATAGTGAATTCGTTTTAGAGTTCGCTTCTGTAATAGTAGAACCGAAATCGTTTGTTAGGGGAGATAAGAATATGGAAGATGCAAAGGTAAATATTTGGGAAGCTGAATATATTGGTAGAGGATTAAGTGAAGTTAAATGCCCTATATGTGATATGCAAGGTTGGTTTGAAGTAAATGAAATGAATTATGATGAGAGTATGGTTAAAATGACATGTGGTAATTGCAGGACTAAACTACATACTAAATTAATTCCTCAAACCGAAGTAATCAAAAAAGGTAAAAAGCCGGAAATGTTAAAGGCTTCATTGGAACAAAATATTGATTTTAGTTTTGTTGAAAAGTTTGAAGGCAGTGAATCAAAATTGCTTGAAATAGTTTCTTCGAGAATTGCTTTGATTAAGGGGAGTGAATTAGAAAAGGTTTTAAGTACGGCGGATTCTAAGTTACTTGCGATATTTGCTAAATTAAATATAAAAGTGGAAGACGTTAAAAATACATTAAAAACAGAAGAAAATTTAATAACAAAAAGTCAGGAGGAAACACAAGTGGAAGAAAAAGTAAAGGAATTGGAAACTAAGCTTTCCACTACTGAAACAGAATTAGCAACAATCAAAGCTGAGTTAGCTACTAAGGATTCAATAATCGAAACATTGAAGAAAGAATCTGAAGAAGCTAAAGTGAAAATAGAAGCTGTTGAAAAAGCTAAAGTTGAAGAAGTAGAAAAAGCAAAGAAAGAAGCGGTATTGATTACGGAACGTAAAGCATCTTTAGGTGCAGAATATGCTAAAGATATGAAAGACGAAGACATTCTTGATAATGCTAAATTTGAAATAGCTACATTGAAGAAAGAATTAGCTTTAGCAAAATTAGCAGTTAAAGAAGTGAAAACGACTGAAGTTGCTACTATCGTTGGTGGAGAAAAGATTGAAGAAGGGAAAGAAGAAGTTAGTAAAACAAAAAGAGAAAAAGTTCGTAAAGCCGCATTCGGTGAATAATAACAAACAATCAATTAAATCTTATAGGAGGATTTAAAAATATTATGGAACCAAAAGTTTTAGAAAACGCATTTTTGAAAGCAACTAACATTCAGTTAGAAGTTGCTAAAATCCTTGGTGAGCCAAGAGACCCACGTAAACCAGTTTCGAGTTTAGTTTCAGACATTTGTAATCTAGATACTGCTATGCCAGACGAGTATGTATATTACTATGATGCTTTGGTTGAAACAGATAAGGTTTATACTTTATCGAGTACCGGTGCTTTGACTGAAGAAGCAGTATCACCAGATGTTCCAGTTGCATTTACTTTCGTAAATATGTCTTCGCCTCAGTATTATGTTTCAATTCCTGACTTGGCTAATGCAAAAGAAAATGTTTTAGGTCGTAAAGTTGCTACAATCAATCGTGCTATGAATGCATGGGAAGATTATTACATCATGACTACGGCTCAAGCTTCGGTTCAAGCCGGTAACATGTTTGATTTGACTTCCGGTTCAACAACTTTTAATTATAAAAATCTTACTGACATGTTAGATGCAGTTAAAGATTATGGTGACAACTATGTTCTTGCTGCTGGTACCTTGATTGACCGTGATATAGTTCAGTGGGATTGGACTGACAATAAATATCAGTCAATTAAAGCTGCTTTAGGTGATTTGAATGTTTCTATTCGTAGAGTTAATAAGTCGGTAACAGTAGACGGTTCTAGTACATCGGTACTAGCTTCTACTAAAGCTTTCTTATTTGCTACTGACACTGAAATGGGCAAGCCGATGTTATTTGTTCGTAAACGTTTAGATACGATTGCTAACTTAGGTGGTTTAATCACTGAAAAAGGCGAAATGCCAGAACGGTTGATTTTCACTACACCAAACCCAACAAATGTTGGAGCAACTAAGTATTTAGCTTATGGTATCACTGGTTATGAACAGGTTGTTATGGCTTGTGTGAACAGTTATGCTCTAAGTTCGTTCAGCAGAACCTGAGCCTTTTAGTTAAGTGTTCGTGACATAATTTTAAAATAAAAATATTTAATGTGGGCGAAAAGAGTAGCTCTCCTTCCATACCTGCTATGGATAGCCCAATTAAATATTATTCTAAGCAGGAGAAACCATGAATCATTGGGCTTTTTTGACATTAGATTTTTTAAATGAAGAACATTTCATTAAAAATAAATCACTTAAACAAATAGCTAGAGAAAATTATATTTCTGAAGGTTCGATTTATTATATAGTTGAAAAATTGGGGTTCAAATCTAGAAATGTAAAAGATTCCAACATTTTAATTGCTAATAAGAAGAAAGCTTTAGATGAACAAAAATATTCATTTTTAACTAAGGAATTGCTTGAAGATTTATATTTTAATGAAAAATTAACAATGGAACAAATTGGAAAAAAGTTAAATGTTTTTGAAAGTAGAATTTTTAATTGTTTTGTTAAGTATGGAATAAAAGCTAGGCATGAAATTTGGAATAAAGGTTTAAAAGCAAAAGATGATGAAAGAGTAAAGAAAGCCTGTGATGCTTGTCATGAAGCTATAAAAGAAAAGTATGCTTCCGGCGAATTAGTACCTTGGAATAAAGGATTAAATAAGTTCAATAGCCCAAGTGTTGCTAAAGGCGTTGAAAAATTAAGTGAAATTAGAAAAGTTATTTTTGCTGGTAGTAAATGCCCTCTTTATGGGTTCCCAATTACGGATGAAATCCGCAGAAAACAATCTTTGGCTAAAGGTGGAAACGGAATACCTTATTATTATGAAGTTTATGGTAAAAGTTTTAATACACAATTAAAAAGATTAATCCGTTCTCGTGATAATTATGTTTGCCAAGTTTGTGGAAAAACTGAAATTGAAAATGGTGAAGCTTTATCTATACATCATATAGATTATGATAAAAAGAATTGTGATGAAAGCAATCTAATTAGTGTTTGCAGACCGTGTCATAGTAAAACGCTCACTCGAAGGGAATATTGGAAAGAATTTTTTGCTAACAAATTTTTAACTGCAATGGTTTGAAATAAATATAAAATTATTATGAGTGTTAGCCTAACTTCCATAGAATCTACTGTAAGAAATCTTATAGACGATAATTTAAAAACGTTTAAGGATATTTTCACGTATTCGACTAGTCCAATTTTTACTTTGACGGAATCTAATCCATCATCGGTAAGTGAAGTGTATGAAAATTCTGTTGTTTTAAATTCCGGTGAATGGTCTTATGATAATTCTTCTAAGGTAACATTATCCGTGAGTGGTTTAGTTTCTGGTGATACTATTGAAATAGATTATTCGGCATATCCGAATTATTCCTCCAATGAAATCCAAAGTTTCATAAAAGCTTCCTTGGTTCATATAAGCATTAATAATTATAAAGATTTTATAATCGTTGATAGTATTATATATCCTGAACCTAGTGATAAAGAAATAAATTTAATAGCAGCAATTACATCGGTCTTGATAGATAAGCCCGTTAAGTCTTATCGTCTGCCTGATGTTACTATTACTTATGCCGAGACTATGACTTTTCAAGAAAGGATTAGGCAAATAATTAGTTCGTTTAAACGTAACAGTTCAGGAATTTTCTTTGTTGCATAAAATAAAATTATGTCATTTTTAAAAATAGATAAAATATATATTTCTCCTAACAAAGATGAATTTTGGTTAGGCACCGCATTGAAGGTCGTTGCTATATTAGACATTAGTACCGCCGATAGTGTAAAAATAAGTATTTATGATTATGCTAGGATTGAACTAGTAAATGCTGTTAGTATGACTAAAGATGCTAATAGAGTTTATAGTTATACTTATCAAAGTAATGAAGATGGCTCCGAAGGGACTTATTCTATAATTGTAGAAGCTTTATCAGGTTCTAATACTTCGGTAGAAAAAGTTTATGTAGATTTCATTGACCCTGAATTAGAAAATTAATTTTATATGAGTAAATAAAGAAAGGAGCCAATGTAAAGATGGGAGCCAAGTTAAGTGAATCATTTAGGTTTATTACCCCCGTTCTAGTAACTATTACGTTGGCGGTGTTAAGTAATCTATCTTTTACTGTAAGTAAGATTGATGATAAATTGTTTAAACATTTTACTAATGAGGAAATTCACATTCCTCGTTCTACGGTTGTAACTCAAGCCGAATTTGATATGCAATGTAAGTTTTATTCTTATGCTAATCAAGAAACGATTAAGAAAATTGATTTAATGGAAAGTGAATTAACTCAATTGATTAAGTCTAAAACGAGGTAGTATATCTATGAAGGCTAACGAAGATGATATTTTAACTTTAGATAGAATATATCACGATTTAAAAAAGATGTCTTCAATGTTACCTCAATTAGTTAATCATGTTAAACATTTAACTGAAGAAATGGAAAATGTTTTAGCTAAAATTGAAGTAGTAAAAAATAATAATAGTAAAGATGCTTAACTTAAAAAAAAGATTACATGATATAAATAGAACAATAGAATCTTCGCAAGTTTCTACTAAGGTCAAGTTATTTTTTTCTTATAATACTTATGATTCAAATTATGATTCTTATGAGAATAATAAAGTTTCCAATAACTTAAACCCGATAACAATTAAAGCTTATGTTAGTGACGTTTCCAGCGATGCCCTCGTATATAAGCAGTATGGTTTAAAAGAACAGGGGATGAAATCCATTACGTGTGATTTGCATTATAAAGAATGGTTTAAGAAGTGTTCAAAGATTGAAATTGAAAATGATACATACGAAGTCTATAAAGACGATGTTGGAAATAGATTTATTATAAGTGAAAGTTCAAATAAAAGAATTAGAGTAATGTTACATAAGACTTAAAATTAGATATAAATAATAGAATTTAGTATAGAGAGGTAAATAAAAATGATAATGAAAAAATCGGGAGATTTATATGCTAGTCCGGTTCAAGTTTTTGTAGATTTAGTTAGGGGTGAAGGGTCTCAAAATTTGGCGGCAGGCGCACTTTCTTATTCTACTAATTTTGGTCATAAGACTAGAATAACAAGTGTTTTATTACATGCTACGGTTGCAATTAGCCAAGTAGTGACTATAACCTTTGATTCTAAATCGGGGTCTAATTTTGATGTTATGTTAGATTCTACTACATTATCAAGTGCTAGTAATTATGTTTATTTTCCTGATGGAGATTTAATTCTTGATGCAAGTGATAATATTGTTGTGACTTGTGCTAATTCTGGAAGTCCTGCTTCATCGGTGTTTGTTACTGTATTTGCTGAAAATTTGAATTAATAGAAGGTTGGTAAATAATGATAAAAACAAATAAAAAATTAATGTGTTTTGGAATATTGTTAGCATTTTTAACTTTAACGGTAAAGATAAACGCTGGAACCATTGTAGATGGAAAGACTGTTTTGAATGGTGATAGTCTAGACGTTTCTGGTGATGCCATTATAACCGGCAACATCACGGCGAGCGGGAGTGTGACGGCGGATGAGTTTGTCGGGACGGGTAGCGGTGCGTCAGAGTTTTATGACGGGGTAACGGTTGGAGAAAACGGTGTATCAGGAACAGCGGGAGTATTGACACTTCGCGATGGAGCAAATCCGGGAACAACCGAGACGATGACATATACAAAATGGAATAGTCTCAATGATTCCGTGGGATACGTTTCCAGCGACGGTGCGGGTAACTTTACAGGCACGACAAGCATATCATCGTTTTCAACAGACAAGATAATCTGGGGGAATAATTACAGCGCGACAAATGACGGTGATACGGTACAGTCTTTTCGGTTTACTGATTCGGCATTTGGCGACGACGAAGTATTTATGATACCGACAGCATCGAATGCATTGACCTTGTCGTATACTGGCGCAGGAACTCTTGGTGTTCAGGGGTTTGAAACGGCGTTCACAAATAGCAACTCGGATATAGACCTTCCGTTGTCGTGGCTTGCGGAGGCCATGGACAACGATGGGGGCACGTCGGGAAGTGTATCGGGCGATTATATAGAGCGGTCGTCCACAAGGGCGTATTCAGGCACATATTCTCTGCACATGAACACAACTGGAGCTTCGGAAGGAATAAAGGAAACATCCCTTGGTCTAACTAGCGGCTATTGGTATCGCGTATCCGGTTCGATGTGGGTTCCAACTGGTTCTGGGACATGGAAAGTAGGTCTTCCTCGCGTTTCTGATTATAACTATAGTTCGATTGGCGGTTTGGTATCTACAAATGGCTATGCGAATGATACTTGGCTTGATGTGTCAAATGATTTTTTGTGTCCTGCTTCGACGGTCTCGAATGTTTTTGTTGCGGCTACGGCGGCGGCTGAATGCAATTTCGACGACTACTCAATGGAACGTATTCGTCCGATATACGGATGGTTTAAAGTTTCATGCGGGGCCGAATGGGCTGAGTTTTTTGTTTCAAACTCAAGCACACAAATTGAAGGGTGTGAAGACGCGTGGAATGAGGACACCGTGACAAATGTTACGGCCACGGCGGATGGAACTATTTTCCACGAAGGAACAAACTCAGCAAAGTTCGCAATCGGAGCAGACCATACGACGGGCATTATCGGGTACGAGACTATCGCCGTTGATATGACCTTGCCTGATGCTATGAGTTTGTGGCTGTACCCGACTGTTGACGTTGCAGCGGGCGTAATAAAATTACAGATAGATAATTCAGCGAAATGTGCATCGCCTATGTATGACCTGTACTTGCCTGCGTTGACTGCTAATACGTGGAATGAAGTAAAAACATCAATGTTATTGGCCGGCAGCTATACAACGCCGCCAAATCCGGCAATATCAATCGGGTTGTATCTGCGTACAGACTTGGGCGCGTTTGATTTGTATGTTGATGATGTTCGCACGTGGAATTATGGGACGGTTACGTTGTGGAGCAATTCGGCGAACGTGTCTGCGTCTGATACTGACGCGAACCTGTGCATATACGACCGTCGTAAGTTCATCACGCCAGCAATAAAAAACAGGACTGGCGCTGCTGCACAAATACTTGTCACCGGAGAATACAGGTACTATGAATAAGCTTTTTCTTGCTGTAGCCATGGTTTTTTGTTTTGATGCGTATGCGTTGGTCGATTCTGACGCGACCGCGCAAACGGTCGAGCTGTATCAACGCCTTGTCGATACGGCAGGGAAAAAGATTTTGATTGGCGAGATGATGTTCTATAACCCGTATCATCCCGAATACGGTACGCCTGTCTACGAAATAACGGGGAAATGGCCGGTAGTCCTTGCGCTTGATTACGATTGGTCAAACTGCACTAATCGGGGTTCGCTGTATCCGTTAGCGCCGACCGGCGATTACGACCAAACTGCAATATATACGCAACTCGCAAAACAACATATTCAGCGTGGAGGCATATTGACGGTCTCATGGCATATGTGGAATTGGGACACTGGCGATCAGGCAAGCAGCAATACCGGCGACCCGGTAACGAACATTTTGCCCGGCGGGTCGAGTCGGGCGACATATCTTGCGGCGCTTGACCGTTTCGCTGGCTGGGCTAATTCATTTACCGATTACGACGGTAATTTAATCCCGTTCGTTTTCAGGCCTTTCCACGAGGACGACGGGGGCTGGTTTTGGTGGGGAATAGATACATGCACCGATGCGCAATACGTTGCGTTGTGGCGAGACCTTGTTACGTATCTTAGGGACACAAAGGGCGTGCACAACATGCTCTATGTGTACGGCCCGGAGGCATACGCGGCAGATACGTATACCGGGGCACGGTATCCGGGAGATGCGTATATCGACATTATCGGCATTGATGTATACAGCACCCGCGACGATTTTACCGAGCCGCAATGGATGCCGGGAAACAGTAATGGCCCTTCTGCATTGACGCGCTGGCATCGTGCGGCGCAGGCATCAGCAGACAAAGGAAAGCCGTGGGTAATTTGTGAAGGTGTGCGCGACCAGCATGATACGGCATACCGCGCTGATTACTGGACATGGCTATTTGACCAGTGGCTGGCAGATGAACATTTGCGCACAATGTCATACGTGGTTTTTTGGGAGTCATCGTATTGGGGCCCTATTGTCGGGCGTGGTGACGCGACAAGCTATAACGCATTGACCGGATACGAGAATATCGGATGGCTGGAAAATGACCGGGCAAGGCTTAAAAATTGCGTTATTAACGAATGACCCGGTACACGCCCTGTCCCATTTGTGGGTACATGAGGAAGCGCACAGAGAGTGAAGAATGGTAATAGACTTTATAAATACTTATGATATTGGTGCTAAAGAATATTATTCAAGTAAGATTAATAATGCTACTATAACAAGTATGAATAATTAGTAAGTATAAAAGAGAAAAATAACTATGCAAATATTAGTAGATAAATCAACAACGCTTTTATGTAATTTAGGTCGTACTAGATTTGGATGGGACGTATCATATAGAGTTCTCAATTCGGCGTTGGTAGAAATATCTACTTGGACAACTTCCGGTGTGGTAGAACTAGGAAATGGTTATTATGGTGTTGCAATAAGTCTATCAAGTTCTAGTGTTGGATATATAGAATGGAAGTGCGAGAAGTCCGGTGAAACTGATATATATTTAGTAGAAGAATTTATTTGTGTTGAGGATTATATTGCTAAGATTAGTAATATATTAAAAATTGAGACTGGACGCTGGCGCATAACTGCCAATACTTTAGTATTTTACGATACAAATGAAACTACACCACTATACACATTTAACTTGAAAGATTCTTCTGGTAATCCAACTGAAACAAATGTCTATGAAAGAGACCCTGTATAAAAGTAAGGAAATAATTAAAATATGATGATAAATAAAATTAAGAAAATTATAATTGGTTTGTTTTTAATAATATTAATACCGTCCCTAGCATTTGCCGGAGCGGATTTTATTCCTTCCGACACTGATGATTTACCTGAAGGTTCTACAAATCAATATTATACTTCAGCTAGGGCTTTAAGTTCTACGGGTGCTACCTCTATGACTGAAAATTATATTCCTAAGAAAGGCAATAGTGGAACTTTTACTAATGGTACTATGTATGATATAAGTGGAAATGTTGGTATAGGCACAACTTCACCTTCATCTAAATTGGATGTTGTTGGTGCAATTAAAGCCTCTACAACCGTTGGTATAGGGGCGTGTACTTTAACTCAGGACGCTGACGGTACGTGTGATGCGGGCACCAAAATAGGCGAAGATAATAGTAAAGCATTGTGCATGGTTTGCATATAATGAGGAATAATTATTATGGAACAACTAAATCCTAATATACCTAGAATGGGTTATATATTATGTGTTAAAGCTCCTGTTAAAAAAGATATTTTTGCTAAAGGTATTATTGCTCAACAATTAAAAAGAGGCTTATCCGAAGAAGCATCTCAATATGTTCACGTGGAGATTTTAGGTGGAGGATATAACAGTGTTCGTGTAGCGCCTCCAACAACTCAAATCATAGAAGACTTTACCAAATTTTACAAAGGTCGCTATGTAAAGATTTTAAAGGTTGCTAATAATCAAGATTACGATGATAGATTAAGATATAAGATTGCATTTTGGGCTGCTTCACATTGTAATTTAAAATATGATTGGTTTGGAATAATGCATTTTATATTTGGTAAACTAGTTACTGGGTCTAAAATAAAGATGTTCTGTTCTGAAAATTCAATATGGGCAATACATAAGGAAATACCTTTAGTAAGTTTAGATGTTAAAAATAATGACGAACATGAATGTATGCCAGGACACTTTATCCAATCTCAATTAGATAATAAAGAATTATCTTTAGTTTGGGAAGGATTATTATAATTATGCAAGACATAAATGAATTTTCAATTAGAAAAGTAATTACTGTAGAGCTTATAACATGCTTATGTGTAGGATTTTTACTTAGTCTAGTTGCAGTATTATTTTGTCCTTCCGATAAAGAAATTATAGGACTTAGGAAAGAAATATTTATGTTTATAGCGGGGTCTTTTACTATGGGAGTTTCTACCGCAATGGCATTATATTTTAATAGAACTGATAGAAAAATAAACGAAGTGGAAGTAAAGTAAACAATATGATTATAACAAGAGGATTTGGGCAATGTTCGGCAAGTACCAACATACCGGCTGTAAGCGGAGTTGCTTCTACTTCCTATAGTCCTAGTTTTAATGATAATATTGTTATTACTTGCACTATAACTAATTCGCCTTCATATGTAGTAGTAAAGATAAATGGATATTATTATACTATGACTAATACAACCGGAACTACCTATAGTACCGGATATGTGATGTCTGGAACTTTTGGTGTATGTTCGGCACAAACGATTACCGTATTTGCTACTAATGCTAATGGTGGTAGCCAATCAAATGCAATTTCAACTATAACAATTACGGCTACGGATGCAAGTAATTATTTTAGGAAAGCTAGAAATGTAGAATTGTCTACAACGTTTTATTTAGAAACACAAATAAATGCTTCTTGGTCTAATGTAAATGTAGTTAAGAGCTTTGCACAAGTAGATAAACAACCTTTGCCCGTAGTGTGTATTAGATTGCTTGATTCTAATCCATTTAGAAGAGAATTGGGTGCTAATACTTTAATGAGAGATTTTAATTTAATAGTAGATATATTTGCTACTTCCGATGGTCAGAGGTTAGACTTATCGGATTTCATATTAGAGAACATTAAGAATAGTTGGACTTACTATGAATGGGCGCATGGTTCGGGTGGCACTATGACTAAAGCTTCTAATGGACGTGTGCAGATATTAAATATTAGTCAAGATAGAAGGGTAGACTTTGGTACTGAACAGGTAAATAAGTATGATAAATTTAGGCATACAATATCTTTTAGTGTCCGAAAACAATAGAAAAAGACTTATATATAATTATAAATAATTTACAATGGTAAAAATAGAAGTAAAAGATGATATTAAGGTTATAAAGCAAGTTGTTCCTAAGATAAGTCAAGGTTTAAATAAGACTATTTTAGGTGTTACAAAACAATGTCAACGTTACATGCAAGATGTTATTGCTGCTTCTATTCATCGTGATGGTTCTACAGGAAATCTAGCTCAAAATATTGATTCACAAGTTGGTGGTTGGGGAATATCGTATTGGGGCGGAGTTGGAAGTGTTGAGAATCTAGGTAAGAATGCTCCGTACTGGTATGTTGCTAATTTCGGAAAGACTTTAGATGGGCAAGATTTTATACCTAGACCATCCACGGGTAGTTTCAATGGTAATCCTCCTTCTAGTTCTTTAGCCGGAGTTGGCACTGAAATGTGGTCTTCTCCTGGAAGATATTTGATGATACCTAAGAATCCTGTTAGACCTTTAAATTATATTGAATCAACGGGAAATTACTTCACTGCTAATTTCAAACAGATTTGGGATAGAGAATATTCCAAAGTCAAGATTAGTTTAGGTTCTAAGGTTACTCCATAAAATATAAAAGAATATTCACCTTTTTAGTATTTCTAAGGAGAGAAATACTAAGTTTTCAATAAATTGAAAAAACGCTTAGGAGGCGGTTAAATTGATTCAAACAAGTTACTTTAGACCAAAGATTTATCCAACGTTCGGACCAGATGTAGAAGGTGCAGAAATAGACCGTCTTCAAGACATGTCTTCAAATGTCACTTTAGATAGAACTAAAGTAGAAGAAATAGGTCGTGATGGTATTGTAGATTGGAAGAAAGGTAATTTAACTAATACCTTATCATTAAGACAATTAGAATATGGTAACATTGAATTTTTTAGGAAACTAGCTAACAAAGGTTCATCGGTTAATAGTATTAACTTTAGCGATATGAATGCTTCAACATTTGATATTGCGGGTTATCAAACTGATGATAGTGGAACTTTCTTAGGAACCGTATGGTATCCTAAACAAAGAATGGCTGGTTTTACTATTAATATAGGAGACCCGGATTCATTAGTAGAAAGAAGTTTTAATATTGTTGGTGATAGTGAAATCACTTTACAAAATGATAATAAGTATTTGATATTTAAGACTTATAGTCCGGTTGCGGGATTGAATGCTACTATTACTATAAGTGACCCAGTACCTGCGGCTGACCCTGATAATAGCGGTAAATATTTATTTACGGTTGTTAGACATCGTGCCGGAGTTTCAACGGAATTAGAGCATGAAGTAGATTGGTCTTATAATGGTGTTGATACTTTGACTATTAACGGAACTACTTCAACTGGCGACTTGATTAAAGTATTTTATTCAGGTGCAAGCTATATTGCAGGTGCTAATGTATTTACAAATAATGACATTGATGTAGAAGGTATTCATGCTAATTCGTGTTCTATATATTTAGCATCGTCTAATTATCTATATCGTGTTCAAAGTTGTTCTATTGATGTTGCTTATGATAGATTTGACGTTCGTGAAGTAGGCAATAGAAATATCGCTGCTAGAGGTACTAGAGATACAACGGTAACGGTTTCTATCGGTCGTATTGTTGAAGCTTACACTATAGAAGAAGTTTTAAGAGGAAAAGCAGGATTGTCTTACGGTGTAATTAATCCTGATAAGTTCGGTTCTAATTATAATTTAATAGTTAAATTTTATAGTGATGATACTAAGGCAACATTCTTGTCTGGTATTAAGTTGTTAGATTTAGCTGCTACCGGAATTGACAATGGTGTAAGTCTAAACGACTATCAGAATAGAACCATCAATTTGACCGGAGAATTAGGTGTAATTTCTAGTAATGAAGCAAGTATAGCTTAATTAAGTAATTAATATAATTGTAACTAAGTGAGGTATGGTATGGACTATGATTTGTTGAATCAAATCATCAATTTGGAATCTTCAAAGGTAGTAGGAAAAGTTATGAAACGTTTTGAAATAACTAATTCTACTTCCGTACTTAAATCTGAAGTTAAAGAACTTATCTATGAAGGATTTAGGGATGCTAGAGATATGTTAGCTTTAGCAAGTAAGGGAATTGAACCGAGAATTTTTGAATTTAAACAAACATCTAAGAAGGGTGAGGCTAGTTCTTAATCTAAAGGACTAGTCTTACCCTTTTTATTTATTATTAATAATAAGTATAAAGTAAGGATAGGTTAATACTATGGCTAATGAAGTAAGTGACCCACGTATGGCAAAGTTGTTAGAAGATTTACAGAGAGGCATTGAGAATAATATTATTGAGGAAGCGGTTAGGGATAATAAAGTTTCATTTGATTATAAGGATTCTAAATATCGCGTTCATAGACCTACATTTAAAGATAAGCAAGATGCTTATAAAGAAAAGGCACGTAAGCACATTGAATTTTTGAAGTCTGGAGAATATGAAACTGAAGAATCTTTAAAGAAGATTTTAAAATCTAGAGGCGTTGACATTAGTGAAATTGATACTAAGACTAATGATTTGATGCTAAAGAGAAATGATATTTTCATGAAGATGGGCGAGATGATTAAAGAGAAAAGAGATGAAAAAGATTTATTGCCATTCAAGGACGAACTTGAAAAAATCAACAGTGAGATAGGTACTTTAGGTATTAAAAAGTATCAGCATTTAGAATATTCATTAGAGAATCAAATCAATGTTTATTCTTATTTATATATGACTTATTTAGTTAGTGAAAAGATGTTTATTGATGAAACTACTAAAGAAGAAAAATATGTTAAGTGCTGGAATTCATATAGTGACTTTGAAAAGGAAAATGAAGAGTTAGTCAATAAGTGTGCTTTGTATACTTCGTTGTTTGTTCAAGGGGAAGTTTAAGTTTAACAATGAATTTAGACTTTGATTATGAAAAATGTGTAAGAACATTAGCAAAGAGTAATAAGTATCAGACAATATTCTGTAATGAAAGACCTTTAGGATTAAAATTGTTTGTTAATGATGTTGATTTTACTTCTATACAAATATCGTTTTTGAATTGGTTAAGTTTTTATTATTCTTTAGCGTTTGATTTTTCTATGGGTGATGTTGGTGATATTGTTTTTAAAGATGATATTTATGCTGATGCTTATGCCTACTATAAGAATAAGAAACGAAATAACGGCAAGAAAAATAAGACTAAGAATGATGCTGAAAGTAATAGTATACCTCATCAAGGTAAAAACGTAGAGAATAAAAGGCAATGGGTATTCAAAACGCCTAGGAAGGCAAATAAAAAATGAATGGACAAGGCAATAGCGCATTTATAAATTTCTTAATAATGTTTAAGATGGTTAACGCCAAGGAAGTAGAAACGTCTACTAATAAAATGGGTACTGCCATGGAACAGTTAAAGAATAGAATTCTTAAAACTGCGGGTACCATTATGATTACTGCTCCAACCTTTATGTTATTAAGAAATATTTTATTTGGCATTACTGGTGCAATACAAGAATCATGGAAAGTGTTTTATGATTTTGAAAAAGAAATGGGGCGTGTTGCTACAGCTACACAAGGTACATCAAAAGATTTGGATGATATGCGTAGAGCCGCTATTAATTTTAGTGCTGGGGCTTCAAGAGGATTTAAAGAAGCGGCAACTGCTATGTATGTGCTTGGGTCTGCCGGATTCAGTGTAAAAGAACAAATTGCAGGTTTAAAACCTATAATGAATCTAACTATAGGTTCAATGGGTAATGTTGAAGAAACTGCTAAAGCCGTTGCAGGTGCTTATAATATTTATAAAGATTCTTTAGGCGATGCCATGTCCGAACAAGAAAAGTTTTTAAAGATAACTGATACAATGGCATATGTATTTACTCGTGAGCAGGTTGAAGTAGAAGATTTGGCTACAGCTTTTTCATATGTAGGTGCCGCAGGTAATTTGATGAATATAGATTTTGATACTTTAACCGCTACTATAGGTTTCTTAAATACAAACTTAGTTGCTGGTTCTAAAGCAGGTACTAGCTTTTTTAGGGTATTGACGGAAATTGCTTCTAAACCTATGGAATTGCAGAATATCGGTATAGCAATAGACCCCGATGCACCTTTACAAGTTGTAGATGTAATAAGACAATTGCATGAGATTTATGGTACAACTATTAATGATGTAAAGACTTTGAAGACTTTAACAGATACGTTTGGTCAAATAGGTGCTAAGGCGGCTATAACTTTGATTAAGAAATATGATGATTGGAGTGATGCTATTAATAGAAGCAAAGATGAAGGTAAGGGATTTGGAGAACAAATAAGGAAGACATTTGAAGATACTCTACCAGGTGCTATGGAAAAGTTTGGTTCGGCGTGGAAAGCTAATGTTGTTAATGCTTTTGAAGCAACTAAAGACCCAATGAAAAATATTGTTTCTTTTATGGGTGAATTTTTGCAACAAACTGCTGAAACTTATAATAATATTTTAGGTATAAAAAGTAATTTGGAATTGATTTCTAAATTAGAAGATGATAAAAGTAACAGAAAGAAAGTAGATAGAAAGCTAGATATTACTAATGTTGCTACTTCAGCAACTCCGTTTGCAAGCCAAGTTGGAACTATTAGTGGTGCTATTAAATTTTTTAATTTGGAAGATAGCATATTAAATCTTTTTAATGCAGTTAAAGATAAATTTGAAGATGGTGTTGCCTTTGTTAGAAAGCAGCACGTGCTAGAAGAAAAAATATTGGAAACTTTGGCAATAGCTGCATCTACTTTTAATGTTATTTCAATGTCAAAAGTTGGAAAAACTGCTACAGATGCTAAAGTAGAACAATTAAAAACTGGTAATTTAAATCCTTCAGTTATGCCTTTTGGTCAAGATAAATCTAGCAGAAGTGATATGGAACGTAAAATGGCTAAATCTATGGGTATTGAAACTTCCGAAGATAGATTTGATGCCGAACGTAAGGCTATAATGGAAGTTTATGATGTACAAAAACAAAAAGTTAAATCTTTAGAACAAGAATTTAAATATAACGTAATGATTACTAAAGGTGTTGAAGGTTCTAAAGTATCATATGAAAAAATTTCTGATACTATTGAAACTATGAATGCTAAGATTAAGATTCATAATGATGGTATTAAAGGTGGTATGTTATCTGAAGAACAAAAAGCTAAGAGCATGTTAAAACAGATAGATATAATGGATGTTATAAAAGGCAATTATGATTCTATGTCTATGGCATCTTCTAAATTAAATTCTTTAGAAAGTGATAGAAATAATATTATTAAAGAACGCAATTCAATGTTAATAGAACAATTGAAGATTTTACAAGAATATAATCAAGGTCTAAAAGACACTTTTAAAGATTCATTAAAAGGAACTTTAGCAGGTGGAGATTTTACTTTGTTTAAGGATATGCAAGATAAAGTTAAAGAACAACAACAAGACGCATTTGCTACGGCTTTAACAGATAAGGCTTTCGCTTCTGGCGGTTTTGGAGACCAATTAGCTACGGCTATGGGTGTTCAAACTTTAGCAATGAAGGATATATTTAGTAAAGCTAAAACCCCAATGGAAAAACATGTAAGTGATTTAGCTATGATTTTAAATCAACATGTTCAAAATTTTGCAATTGCGGCTAAAGGTGGAACACCTGGTGGTGTTGGTGCTGATACTATGAATCAAGCTTCAGATTTATTGTCTAAGTTTGGTGGAACCGGTACTCAGTTATCAAAAGCTGATGCATTAAGTAAAGCTTCGACTGAATCTAGAATGGCTGCAAGTTTGGGTAAGTCTCAATCGAAGGCATATAGTTCTTCTATGGGAGCTTCCGGTGGTGGTACTAGTGGAATGACAATGGCGGGAGCTGCTAAATTTGCTGGTGGGGCATTAGGAATATATGGTGGCGTTCAAGGTTTACATGGATTGGATAATAATGCTTCTAGGGGGAAACCCGTGGCTAGTACAATTCAAGGTGCCGCCAGTGGTGCCGCAGTTGGAATTGCTGCAGGAGCTATGATGGGTGCTGCACTGGGTCCGATTGGAATGGCTTTGGGTGCAGTTTATGGTCTAGCCATGGGAATGAAAGCCCCCAAAAAATGGCGTGAAGTAACTGTTCAAGAAGAAATGAAAGAAGTTGCAACTAGAATAGATGTATCAAATAAAGAATTACAAATGGTAAATAGAAATCTTGTTGCGTTAAGACAAGAAATAACTTATATCCTGCCCTCCTCGGCATACCTGAGTGAGCGCGGAGATGTCGTAAGTGAATACAGTATAAACCGGAGACGGTAATAAATATGAGTAGAACTAATTGGGATATACAAATTTTGGTTGGTACTTCTTGGGTTGGAGATGGAACTCTATATAGACCTAATAAAAACATAACTAATAAATTTACTTCAACACAGCAAGCAATAGAATTAGTTGATGGTGATGAAGCTTTTATAACCCCAACAACCAAGTATAGATTGACTATGGTTGATTTTGCTTGGCTTCAAATTGACGCTACGTTTGTAAATAAGATTAAAACTTATATTCAAAATGGTTCGGGATTGAAGATTATTGACCATTTAGGAACCTCACATATAGGTAAATTTACTTCTTTAGAATATGTTGATGAAGTTGGGCAAGATTTAAACTTATATGACATTTCTTGTAACTTTGTTTATAATCCTAACTTATAATTATGGCAAAAGAATTAACACAAGCAATATCAAATCAAATCAATCAAAAAGATATAAAGCAATCTTTTATCTTTAAGATTAATAGTATAGACTACTCTGGCTACTTAGTAAGATGGAGTTTAGATTA